AGATGTTGTCTTTGGAGTTGACGTTGCTCGTAGTGGGGGGGATAACACCGTTGTATGTGTCCGTAAGGGTTATGATGTTAGAGAGTTCATCACAGTGAATAAGATAGATAGTATTGATGTAGCAATTGAGATATTAAAGTTAGCAAAGAAGTATGAACCAGAGTATATATGTATTGACTCATTGGGAGTAGGTGCAGGTGTATATGATGCTCTTAGAAGGTCATTCCCTAAAGTATATGCTGTAGAGTTCTCTCGTAGTTCCAAGAAACCTCAATTTAGAGTATTGCGTGATGAGTTATGGTATAGTTTGCGTAATCTGTTTGAAAAACAACCAGTTACGATACCAAACCTAGAACCATTGCGTGTTCAGTTATCCACTGTAAGGTTTGAGGACCAAATGGGGACCATCAAGATAGAAGCAAAGAAGGATATAAAGAAAAGGTTAGGTGGAGAGTCTCCTGACTATGCAGACGCATTAGCAATCTCAATGTATATTGATGACTTAGATAGGAATATCGTAGATGAGTCTGATATAGAAGACCCTTATGATAAATTATTTCGTGAAGGGTTTGATAAACAAATGAGTGACAGAGCATCTTGGATGAGTTCATAAGGAGTAGATATGGCAAAGGAAAGAGCAAAAGGTAATGGTCGTAGGACCAAGAACAAGGTTGTAACACCATCTGGTAAGGAATATATTTACGATAGGGATGAGGATGACAAGAGAAAAGCAAGGGTAGAAGGTAAGGAAGCAATCAATGATATCAATACCAAAGCATTAGAAAAGGGTATTGAACCATTAAAGAGGACAGACCAAGAAAGTAAAAAGAGGATAGGTGATAAGGTAGACGAACTCAAGAAGGTTGAAAAAGCAAAGACAAGGGAGTTGAAGAAGGTAGGTGCTGAATTAAAGAAAGGTAAAACATCCCTCAACGAGAACAAGTTAGAACTAACCCGAGATGAACTCAAAGAAATGGGTATAGAGTTGAAGAGTGAGATAAAGTTTGGAACCTACGCAAAATTGTCTGATGAACAGAAGGCATTATTTGATAAAGAGTTCAGTAGTGCTCTCATGGGTAAGGCAATTAAATTATTAAATAGTTGTTTTGATGAAGATAAGATAGAGAAAGCATCATTAAAGGATTCTGCTATTGCTATGAGTATCCTGATAGACAAAATGAAACTATTAGATGGTAAACCAGAGAAGACAGTAGAGATAAAACATACCCTAACCTCTCTCATACACAAAAACAGTGAAAGTAAGATGACTGACATGAACTTTGACGATGTAATTGATGCCGAGGTAGTGGAAGACAACGAAAATGAAGATGAAGAGTCGTAATATATAAATATGTGTAGTATAATTACCCTTAAAGGACGTAGATATGTTGTATAGAAGCACAAAAGACAAGAGACACACCCACATCGTGTATGTTAGGTCTGTAAAAGAGACTGACATGAATGGTATGGAGACTGAAAAGTTGGAACCAGTCGTAGGAGAAGCAAATGGTCACTCCCATGAAGCAGTATTGAACGGAGATGGCACTGTAGACTTGTTACCATCGGGAAAATCATCACATACTCATGCTATTGAAGCACCAATTGAGTTTAGTGTTGATAAAACAGACGATGATGACCTCACTGAGACTGAAAAGAAGAGTAAGTTCAAGAAATTAGCAGAGGAAGTCATTGAATTAGAGAAGGAGAGTGTCCAGAAGGGTGAAGAGAGTGAAGATTTCTACGCAGGAAAGCAATGGAGTGACTCCGACAAAGCAAAATTAGCAGAGGAAGATAGACCTGCTATTACAATCAACGAGATTGCGAGTAAGGTTGACCTATTATGTGGTTTCCAACGTCAAAATCGTACTGATGTTAGAGCATTCCCTATTGAGAGTGGTGATAATGATGTATCTCAAGTCGCAACTGAGACAGTAAAGAATATTTTGGACACTAACAACTTCCATGTAACTGAAAGTGAGGTATTCAAGGATGAAACATCCGTAGGTAGAGGTATTTACCACCAATATGTAGACTATAACGAGAATATGTTTGGAAAGATATGTGTTGAGAGACTACCATGGAACTCCGCACAGTTTGGACCACATGATAAAGCAGATTTGAGTGACTGTGAGTATATTATCAAGAGTGAGATCATCCCTAAGAAGAAATTGAAGTTGATGTTCCCTAAAAAGAAGGATGATATTGATACTTTATACCATAAGGCAGAGGAAATAGAGTTTGGTAAACGAAATACTACTATAGAGGGTATGGAATATCGTCTAGACGAAGGTAATCTCATGGATATTGTTGATGTTGACAAGCAAATGATTACTGTGAAAGAGATATGGGAGAAGAATTATCTTACAGCATACTCAGTGGTTAGTTATGATGATGTTTTCGTTGACACTGTTAATGATTTGACAGAAAAAGAGATAAAAGCATTGGAAGGTATTGGTATAGAGGTTATCGTAAGGACAATGTTCAACATGAAGGTGACTACATGTGCAGGAGATATCATCTTGGATGAGAAAATAGAGGAACAAGACTTCTTTCCAGTGATTCCAGTATATGCTAAGAGAACATCCAAGGGTCAGTTCTATGGTAAGATAGAGGATGTGAAGGATATTCAACGAGAGATAAACAAAAGACACTCTCAGTCCCTTGATATCGTCAATAGGGTGGCATCCTATGGGTATTTCTATGATGATAAGACCTTTGATACCACAAGAGAAGAGAATCAATGGAAGAGGGACTTATCAAAGGCAGGATGGACAGGTAAAGTTCGTGACATAAACCAAACCCCTATCCAAACACAAGGAACAAGGATGCCAAGTGAGTTGGTAGGTATGCAACAACTAGCAAGTGAGAAGTTGATGACAGTTATGAACATCTCTCCAGAGACTTTAGGGTTTAGTGAGAGAGAAGTATCCTCAGTTGCTATCATAGAGAAGAGAAGGAATGTCCTAACTGCTAATGAGTTCTTGTTTGACAACCTAGCACAAGCAAAGAGACTATTAGCAAAGAATATATTAAAGACTGTTCAAAAGGTTTACTCTAATGATAGACTAATGCGTTTGATTAGTAACCAAAACCCTCAAACTGAAGAGGACCAAGTGAAGATTCAAAAGCAAGAGATGGCAGTAGAAAGATTATTAAATGATAATGGTCTAGAAGAGTTGGATATTGCTATTGAAGTATCTGCTAATAGTCCTACTACTCGTAGTGCTAACTTTTCATTGTTGCTTGAGATGGTCAAATATGGTCTTCCAGTCCCTCCTGACGTTCTTATACAATCTAGTGACCTACCTAACAAGGATGAGATTCTAGGCATGATACAGGCACAAGCACAGGCACAACAACAAGCAGAGCAAAAGAAATACGATACAGAAATACAGAAAACTGTCATTGCCAAGGGTGAAGATGGCGGACAACCTCAAGGGGGAGTCCAAGGTGCTTCGTTGAATCCACAACAACAAATGTTGATGGGTGAGCAAGAATTATAAAAAAACACAACACATAAAATATAATTATTATAAATAAAGTTATGAGAAACCCCATTTATGGAACTCAATCTCCACAGGGATACTCGTTAGAACCCAATTTTACAAAGGAGTTTATATGTCAAATAGGTCAGAAGTAAGGAATGGTAATGATTTTGACCCTCAAGCATTCTTGAATGCAGAGGATACGCAGAGTCCACCCGAACCAAACGAAGATACAGGAGACGAAACGGTAGAGGAAACTACACAAGAGGTTGATGAAATCTCACCAGACGTAGAACAACCTACCACTGAAGTTACAGAACCTTCACAAGAAGGAGACACTGAAATGGAAGAAACTTCAGACGATGTTGAGGCATTGAAGAAGGAGTTAGATAATTACAAAAACAGGTACAGCAATGCCGAGAAACTTATAGGTAAGCATTCTCAAGAGTTGTCCCAGTTGCGTAAGTTTCAACAACAACAACTTCAGAACCAACAACAAAGTCAAACCGAAGAACCAAATGGTGATTTTCTAGATGATTTTGTAAAGAATCCTCAAGAAGCATTATCAAAGGAACTTCAAAAGAGAGATAATGCTATACAACAGCAAAGACAGAAACAAGAGCAATGGGTAAATCAAAATATGCAACATGTATATAACACCGTTCCTAACTTTGATGAACTAAAGGGAGCAATCCTAGAGGTAGCAAAGGAAGATGGTATTGCCGAACCTAGTTTGCAAATGTTACAACAAACTGTTCAAACAGACCCTCTCTTGGCAATTCAATTTGCCAAACGAGCATCCTTGAAAAAAGAGATGGAGAATATCCGAAACAATGGGAAAGAGACTATTAAACAAATTGCTAAGAATAGCAAGAAGACTCCTACTATCAAAGGTAAACAATCTGCTTCTTCTTCCAAGGAAATCACCGACTCTCAACTTAGATCAATGTCTAGGGACGAGATTCAAAAGAGACTTACAGAAATGGGTTTCTATGGAAAATAATACTCAAAAACTAACAAACAAGGAGCAGTAAAATGAGTAAATCACAAGTATCAACCTCGGCAAACGAGGCAGTAAAATTATGGTCAGAGGAACTCTTCCGTGACATGATTATTGAACCATTCTTTGCTAAAATGCAAGGTGGAAGTTCAGCAATCGTTCATACGAAAGAAGACTTTATGGCAAAGAAAGGTGACCGATTGCGTTTTGCAATTCGTAACCGATTGACAGGTGCAGGAGTCACTAATGGTGAAACTCTTCGTGGTAAAGAAGAATCATTGGTATCCAACACTACAGACCTTACTCTTAATGAGTACAGACACGCAGTATCTTACGACTCACTTCTATCAGACCAGAGAGCAATGTTCTCTCTTCCTGAAGAAACTCGTACAGCAATCAAGGATTGGGCAGTAGAAAAAGTAGACGAACTCTTCTTTGATGCTATCAATGCTTCACCTAGTAAGATTGTTTATTCTGGATCGGCAACATCTACTGCGACTATCGCAGACAAGATTACCCCTTCTTTGATTTCTAAACTTCGTGCTATCGCAAAGACTGGAGACAATCGTGCTTTCACTCCTATCAAACCTGTTAAGGTTGATGGTGGAGAATACTATGTTCTCTTGGTTCACCCTCATCAAGCATATGACTTGAAGATTGATTCCACTTTCACACAAGCACAACGAGAAGCACAAGCAAGATCGGAAAAGAATCCTATCTTTACAGGTGCTCTTGGAGTATGGGACAATGTAATCATCAAGGAATCTGAAAGAGTACCAGTCACAGTTGATTGGGGAGCAGGTGGATCTACAGCAGGTGCTAAAGCAGTCCTTCTTGGACAACAATCACTTGTTTGTGGTTATGGAATGCGTCCTCAGATCGTTGAAGACGAGTTCGATTATGGTGCAGAGAAAGGTGTTGCTATCCAATTGATTTTCGGTACAGCAAAACCCGTATTTGACGGAAATGACTATGGTTCAATGGCAGTTTACACTGCTCGTACAGCACTTTAATTCTAGGAGGATAAGAAAATGAGTACAGTAACAACTTTCGTAGACAAGAAACAAGCAGTGGAAATGGAAAAAACCATTCTTGTAAAAGCAGAGAACACTTTGGATTTCTCTGAACTAAATGTTGCCGACCTTGATGTGGTTGAAGCACTTGACATTCCAGCAGGAGCATTCGTGTTCAAGGTTGGTGTTAATGTTTTGACAGCAGAAACTGGTTCGCACACCCTTGGTGACGCAGACGATGCCGATGGGTGGGATACAGTCATTGATACCAGTGCTACTGGTGTCGTTGTAGGTGACGGTGCTTATGCAGCGGGTAAACTTTATACTTCAGCAGATACAATTGATCTCACCATTGGTGCAGACTTGGACTCTGGTAAAGTAAGTGTTTTCGCACTATACGCACAATTAGAAGACCTCTAGGTCAAACATATATAAAAGGGATTGGTGGAGGTTATACTTCTATCAGTCCCTTTTTCTTTATATGAGAACATAATATATAAATACCACTGTAGGACAGGAGCAATACATGAACACATTGATAAATAATAGCACGGATGCAGAAACAGTATACCCATCCTTTTCATTCGAGGCAAATCAACAAGTCGCATTGTTTGCTACAGGACTTAGCACAGGTGAAGTAGTAACTGTGGAGTTTTCAATTGATGGTACTACATGGGAACAACTAATGCAGTATGGTGTTAGTATATCATTAACCTCTGAGAGCAATGCTATTGGCATCTATTGTCCTGCAAGACTAAGAATAGTCAAACCTATAACTGCTAGTGGAGTTAGTGTTGCTATTTCAACTAGAGACACAAACAATTTCTAAGGAAATCCAATGATTGTAGGAAATATAACCCAAGTCCCAACATTTCCAAGTGATTGGACCACACAAGGTGACCTAACTGTAAATGGGGAACTAACTGTAACTGGAGACACTTCAATTATAGGAAACTCATATACCTATGGGGAGACTTACATCGTAGACCCCATCACAGTCGTAAATTACCTATCAGGAGCACCTGTAAGTGGTGTTGCGACCCAATATGCAGGGTTTGAGGTTGATAGGGGTTTATTGACCAATTATCGCATTGTATTTGATGAGAATGATGACCTCTTCAAGATTGGAGAAGTAGGCAGTGAGCAAATAGTTGCCACTAGGACAGATAACATTAGTGATAATGAGATAGTCATTTATGATACAGACACCAAACAACTAAGTGGTAGTGGATACTATGTAAGTTCGTTTGATAGTTTACAAGCACAAATCTCTAGTAATGATACTGATATTTCAACCAATGCAGGGAACATCTCCGCTAATACTGGAGACATATCTACTAACGCAGGGAATATTTCAACCAATGCAGGGAATATTTCAACCAATGCAGGGAACATCTCCACTAACACTGGGAACATCTCCACTAATACTGGAAACATTTCAACCAATGCAGGTAATATCTCAACTAATACTGGGGATATTTCAACCCATGAAACTCGTTTAGACAACATAGAAGATGGAACTACTTTAGATTCTAGATATGTTAATATTACTGGAGATACTATCACAGGTGACCTAACAGTAAATGGAACCTTTAGTGCTACTGGTTTGGGAGATGTTTCTAAGACAGGAACCCCAGTAGACAATCAACTAGCAATCTTCACCGATGCCAATACAGTTGAAGGTGACTCTAGTTTGACCTTTGATGGTTCGATACTATCAGTAAATAATGGTGCTACAAGTTACATAACCCTTGACAGAGATGCCGTTTTGAATATTAGAAGTAGTGCTAATGCGACTATCTTCAAGGCAAGGGTAGGTGGTAGTGGTAATGATAGATTTACCATAAATACAGATGGTAACCTAAAATGGGGTGGAGGGTCAGGTTCTACAGACGTTACTCTTTATCGTGGAGCAGCGAATAGGTTAGTGTGTGGGGATGACCTCCAAGCACAGAGACTTCTTATAGAAGGCACTTCTACTTATGTTGATGTTAGTGGTAACGTTATGCGTTTTACAGACTCAACCAATGGTACAGTTACTCTTACCCAACTATCAAGTGCTATTGACAACTACACAGATGTGAATGGTGATACTTATCTAGGAACACTATCCATCGACTCAACCCAAGCAACTATTGATGCTAC